CTTGCCGCCCTCGCTCTCCGTCCCGGCGACCTTGGCCCCGTTGACGGTGGCGGTGCCCAGCCAGTCGGCGATCCGCTTGGCCTCCGACGACTCGACCACCGCCTCCAGCCCGGACCTCACCCGTCCGTAGAACCAGTCCCACGCCTTGCGCGGGGAGTCGAAGATGGCGAACGGGGACAGCCCCTCGGCCTCGTACTGGGCGAGGAACGACGCGTACAGCGGGTCGGCGATGTACTCGGCGAAGTCCTTGCCGACCAGCCCCGCCTTGAGGGCTTCGTCGATCGCACCGAACAGGTCGGCGGACACCCGGTCCATCTCCTTGAGCCGGGAGATACGGAACTCCTCGCGTGCGGTGTCGGACATGACCCCTCCTTTAGGGTTCGACCACCCCAGCGGCGATCAGCGCGGCCTCCAGCAGGTCACGGTGGTGCTTGCGCTGGTCGTTGATGATGAACCGGACGTACCCGTCGATGGCCGCACAGATGCGGGCGGTGTCCACCGGGCTGCCTGTTGCCTCAAGCACCTCAGCGGCGAACGCCCACGCGCCATCGACAGCATTCTCCGGCACCGTGTCCACGTACATGTAGCGCCAGTGCGACGGCGTGTCGGCCAACTGCGCCTTCATCGTCCCGTTGCACAGCCGGTTGCCGACCCGCTCCAGCGCCCGGTAGACCAGCGCGTCGGCGGCGGCGATCATGCCCTCCCGGGACTCCCGGTCCTTCGTGGACCGCTGGAGGTCGGGCACCCGGTTCTCCGGGTGGCCCTCCAGTGACCGGCGCGGTTGCAGCACCGGTGGGATCGTCGGCTGGGCCTCGCCCTCGACGGCCAGCGGACCGAGGTCGGCGCCGAGCAGCCGGAGCGCGGCCTGCGTCTGCTCCGGGCTGGTCGAGCCGGTGGCGATCCGGCGCAGCAGCCACTCGCGCTCCTCCTCGCCCTTCGGCTCGTCCTCGGGCAGGAAGCCTGTCTCCCGGCGCAGCGCCGTGCCCGACAGTTCGCCACGGTCGTAGAGTTCCACGGCCTCCCGCGAGCGGTTCGGGCGCAGCCGGATGTCGGAGGTGTCGGCCAGCACGTAGTAGTCCTCGGCGTCGGCGGCGCCGGTCAGCGCCGGACGCAGGTATGCCTCGGTCAGCGCGTGACAGATCACCTGCAACCGGGGCTCCAGATGGCTCTTGATCGCGGCCTCGTCCACCAACCACGCGTTCCAGTGGTTGCTGTCACCCATGCCGAGCAGCACCTCGGGCGGGGTGTCGAGGCCGATGGCCAGTCGCTTCACCGCGTTGTCGCGCATGTTGATCGTCTCGGCGTCCAACTCCGACCAGAAGGTCATGTGCCGGGCCTTCTCCAGATACTCGCCCGGGGCGGTGACCACGATCGGCACGATCGCGCTGGCCGACGCGCGGTCCTTGATCGGGGTGACCATCGCCTCGCCGAGGACGGCCATGAACTGATCGGCCACCGACGCCGACGGGTCGGCCTCCTTCGGGGTAGGGAAGGTGATCTCGGAGGGCACCCAGAGGATGCCCGCACCGGCCAGCCGGGACTCCAACTGCGCGGCGATGTGGTCGGACAGGGTGGCGATCTCGGCCAGCGTGCCCCGGTTCGACTGGGTGGGCGAGTCGGCGCGCAGCGGCTCCCGGGGGTGCGGTGTCCACACCCGGATGGCCATGTCCTTCTTCGACTGGATCGGGGTGCGGGCCCCGTCGCCGAGGTCGCAGGTCAGCGACCCGCTGGACCCGTTCACCTTGTCGTTGGCCAGCACCGTCCACATGTCCTTGAGCATCACGTCGTAGAACTCGCCCGCGACGGTCAGGTGCACCCCGGCCTGCTGGAGCATCTGCTGCTGGCCCTGCAACCCGCCGTGGTACGCGGCCAGCGCCTCGACCGCCTCCCCGTCGTGCTGGACCACGAGGGTGTCCTCGACCCGCTTGGCGACGACCAACTTGGCCCGCGACATGACGTTGCCGACCCAGTTGGCCACGAACCGCAGTTCGGCCACCCGGTCGTAGAACTGCCACGCCTCGGCCTGCCACGCTTGGGCCTTGCCGACAGCGTTGCGCTGCACCGGCGGCATCCGCAGGGCGCTGGCGATCAGTGAGTTGTGCTCCGGCACCGGGGCGGGTCGGGTGCGGGTACGGGCCATGTCATGCCTCCGGTGGGATGTCGCGGACATTCAGCATGGCTGCGAGGTACGCGACCGCCAGCCAGCCATGGAACAGCCACCATGACCAGTGCAAGTCAGAGAGAACCGCCCACGCGATCGACGCGGCGGTGAAGTAGGGGGCCACGCAGAACGGGCACTCGATGAGGGTGACCCATGAGGACTGCCCCCATGCCCGGTCCCAGATGCGGCGGAACCACAGCATCGGCGGCCAGTCGTCGTCCACGACCAAGCGGGTGAGCCGGGCGACGCCGAGGGTGCCGACCACGACAGCGGCCAGCAGCGTCGGCCAGTCAACGCCCCACATCGAACCTCCCGCGAGGAGTATGGCAGTCGGACCTCACGCGGCACCGCCTTTGATGACCCGCAGCCGCCCGTCCGCGTCGCGCTTGAGGTTCGTCGGACTGCTGATCCCCGCCGGGAGCAGGCCCTTGGCCAGATGCGTGACCGCGTACACGAGGGCGTCCACCCGGTCGGGGGAGTCGGTGTCCTCGTAGGGCACCCACTCGGTCATCTGCGACTCAAGGTCCGGCAGCCCGTCGTGCGGGTGGTGCACCAACTTCCGCTCGTACTGCCCGACGACGGGCTCCGCGCGCAACGCCTTGCCGCGCTTGGCGTTGACCTCCTGAATCCGGGGGAACGAGTCAGCGGCCCGCAGGTTGGAGGTGACCATCTCGCCGCCGAAGTTCGTCTCGGCGATCACCGCGTCGGCGCTGAACTCGTCGTGCGCGGCCATCACCGCCCGCGCCCACCCGTTCGGCGAGTAGTGCCCGGACCGGTCGGCCAGCACGTAGAAGTGGTCCCCGGACCGGCCCACGACCACGATGCCCGTCTCGTCGTTCTTCTTCTTCTTCGACCCGGCGGGGTCCACCGCGACGACGATCCGGTCCATGTGCTCCGGCGGGTCGGTGAACCGCAGCGACTCGATCATGTCCCAGTTCCACAGGGCGCCCTCGACATCCTCCAGCACCTCGGCGTTCAACTCCTGACGGCCCAGCCGGGTGCCCTCGTACTTGGGGATGATGATGTCCCGGTACACCGCCGACAGGTTGGCGAGGTTGTCGTAGGTGGAGGCCACCGACATCCGGGTGGTCGGGTCCTTCATCAGGGCCTTGAGCCACGGGCGCGGCTTGGGGGTGGTGGTGACCACGATCCGGGGCTTGGCCCCCAACCGCAGCCCGAACAGCAGGTTGTCCCACACCTGCTGCACGAGCGCCCAGTGCGCGGCCTCGTCGCACCACGCCCAGTAGTGCTCCGGGCCACGCAGCCGGTCGGGTTCCTCGGCGCTGAACAGGGTGGCCACGGCCCCGTTGTGGAAGGTGACCCGGCGCTTCGACGGTTCGTGGACTGGTTTCTTGCCCGGCGGGTACACGTTGAGGATGCCGGACTCGCCCTCCAGCATGATGTCGCGCACGTCGGCGCCGGTGGCCCCGATGAGGGCGATCCGGGGCACCTTCTCCACGACGCGGTGGGTCATCTCGGTGCCGGTGCGGGTCTTGCCGGAGCCGCGCCCGGACTTGAGCAGCCAGACCAGCCAGTCGGCGTCGGTGGGGGGGCGCTGGTCGGCGCGGGCGTGGTTCCACTCCCACTTGTCGTGCGGCATCCCGTTGCAGGCGGGGTCGTGGCAGTAGAACGGGCGCCAGTTGTCGTTCTGGGCGGCGCGCAGCGCTTCCAGCGCCTTCTCCTGCGCGGCGGGGGTCCAGCGCTTGAACGCCTCCGGGTCGATGGTGGTCATGTGCGCAGCGCCCGGGCCCGGTTCCCACGCGGCTTGCTGTACCGGGTCAGGTTCTCCCGCAAGTCCTCCGGCGCACACCCGGCGCGGGCGGCGAGGTCGGCCAGCACCGTGTTCCTGATGTACTCGCTGGGGTGCACCCCGTCGGCGGCTGCCGCCTTGGCCACCTCGCGGGCGGCGACCACCCCGAAGGTGACGTAGCAGTTCCACCGGTCGGGGGTGGACTCGCGGGCGACGACGGCGGGCGGGCCCCCGGCGGTGGTGGTGCGCCAGTCCCGGGCTTCCCGGGCGCGGTCGGCGTCGGTGGCCAGCATCCGGCCCGCCTCCTTGTCGGCGTCCACGATCTCGGGCGGGTCACGCCTCAATGGCGAGGACATCGGCCTCCTCCACGTCGATGACCGATGACGACTTGGACAGCATCTCGGCGACCCATGTCTCGATCTCGGTGGTGGTGGGGGTGTAGACGATGACCTCGGTGGGCATGTCGAGGCCGAGGAGCCGGGCGTGCCGATCGACCATGCTGAGGGCGACGCGGGCGGCGGGCAGGTGTTCGGGGTCGTGCGGGTTGGTGGCCTTGGCCCACACCCCGCGCAGCAGGCGTTCGATGCGGGCGGCTTCCTCGGCGCGCAGCGCGATCCGCTCGGAGGCGTCCACGTCGCGGGCGGCGAGTTCGTTGCACACGAGGTCCCGTGCCTCGGCGGCGTCGGCGAGGGCCAACGTGTCGGCGATCTCGGCGTAGGAGGCCCCGGCGAGGCGCAGGGCCAGCCCGGCGCGTCCGGGGGCTTGGGTCACGGCGCGGCGCTTGCGGGGCATGTCAGTCTCCGAGGGTGAAGCCGCAGTTGGGGCAGCGCGGCGGTTCGATGTCGGTGACCCCGAAGCCGTGACCGGGGTCCTCGATGGAGTTCAGCAGGGCGGCGAGGTCGTCGTTGTCGTAGCCGGTGCCGATCAGCCCGGCTTCGCTGTCGAGGTCGCGCAGCAGCCGGGCGAGCAGCCCGTCGTCGTAGTTGCCGAGGTCGGCGGTGCGGTTGTCGGCGAGCAGGATGCGGGTGGCCTCGGTGGATGCGGGGTGGATCGGCAGCCGCACGATGTCGCACTGCTCCCGCCCCAGTTCGCCCAGCGCGAGCCACAGGTGGTGCCCGGCGAGGATGGTGCCGTCGCGGGCGACGATGACGGGCCGGTACACCCCGTTGGCGAGGATGGATTCCTTGATGGCTTCGATGTCACCGTTGCGCGGGTTGGATGGGTGCTGGGTGAGGCTGTCCCAGTCCACCCGTTCGACGGTGAGGTCAGGCAGCGTCGTCACGGCGTCCTCCCCGGCTCGGTTGGAGCCTGCTGGTGTCGATCATGGCCCGCGCGGCCCAGAGCAGCCAGTCGTTGATGGTCATGCCGCGCCGGTCGGCCTCATCTTCCATCATGCGGGCGAGGTTGGCCGGTACCCGGGTGGTGAATCGGGTGCGGACACCCTTGGATGGTCGTCCCATGGGCTCACGGTAGCGGTTTCGGGCCCCATTTCCCACGGTGGGAACCCTCCACGACAC